ATTGCCTGGAATGCAACTTCATTCAAATCTGTTATTTTTCCCCAAACTGGAATGGTTGTAAAAGTTATCATTATATTTTGAATTCCATCATATAAATCTGGATATGATTTCCCATCAACCAATTCAATCCTGGATCTTTGTGATCCTGCTGCATGATAATAGTTTGTAGAATTCCAAAGTGTTAGTGTTCCAGATGTGTTTTTGTATGTGATTGAATCAATCGTTCCAACAGTTGAAACTTCTGGAACTTGTTTTGTTTGTTCCCAGTTGTCACAATAGTATATATAAGATTGAGGTGTGAAATCTGCACCAGTTAATTTTTCACAAACTATTTGTGCAGCATGTGTCAATCTGGTGATATATAAATCATCACCAGTGTGTCCAACTCTTAAATGTTCTTTTGCATCATCCAAACTGACCAACCAATGTCTTGCACTTGATGGTCTTATTGGAACTACTCCCCTCTGTGGAAGTTTTTGATTGTAAAAAAAAGGACTGTTGATTGACATATGTTTTTTTTTAAAAAAAAAGGGATGGTGTTCAGACCACCCCTTTTCAAATTATTGTTTAATACTATTATATTAAAGAAGTATATTTCACAAATGATGCACCAGATGCAACACCAAAGTCCATGTGATTGTTCATCACCAATTGAACTTCATTGTTTGTTGCTCTTGAATAAGGGTCCACCAAGATATTTGATGGTCCAAATGTCGCCATGTAAACTCTTGAAAAATCACCAAATATTCCATCAGCAGATGTTCCAGAAACAGATGCTGGTGCAGCAGAAAAATACCCATCATATCCCATCAATTTGTCATCAACATATGCTGGATATACTCCAGAAACTTGGACACCTTGCTTCAAGTTTGAATACATTGCCCAGTTATTCACGAATGCCAAAGTTCCATCAAGACCATGATTGTCTGCAATTGTTTGAATTGCTGTCAACATATCTTCTGTCATTCCAGCACCACCAGCAGTTGTTGATTCTGTGAAAGTTAAAACACCAGCAGTTGCAGCAATTGCACCAGGTGCAGATGCAACATTTGTTGATCCGAAAATTGCAGCATCAATTTGTGTTGCCATGTTTCTTGCCATGTCATTCATCACTGATGCTTCAGCAGCAGTTCCATTTTGTGCAAGAATTACATTTGAAAGATTTGCATATCCAGTCAATCTTTTTGGTGTCAATGTAACTTTTCCAAAGTCAGCACCACCATCAGCAGCAGCAGCAACTTCACCAGCCCATGCAACAGTTGATCCACCAGCAATTGGAAGAACTGTATCAGCAGCAACAGTTCCAAGATTGTTGATTCCTATTCTGTTGTATAGTCCAGATGCTTGAAGTGAATCAACAAATGCCCCAACAGCAGTTGGTGCAATTGCAGAATTTGTTTGGTCAATTGCTCTTTTTTCAGTCATGAAAGTTGGAAGTCCAATTCCTTGAAGTCCTTTTCTTGCTTCACCTTCTGCTTCTTGATGCATTTCTGCTTCAATACCAGTTAATTGTCCACCATTTCTCAATTCATTCACTGCTTTGAATAGTGACCACCCTCTTGATGCTTTGTCAGTGTCAACTGATCCAACAGCAACACCAGAAACAGATGCTGATCTTTTCAATTGGTTTTCAATTTTTTCTGCTCTAACAATTAAAGCATCAACATCATCAATGTTTGACAATAATGTGTCCACTTCTTTGTTTTCTTTTTCTGAAAGATCTCTTGATTCAATTGTTGCAATGTCCTGGATTGTTTCAAGACTTGCAATGAATTCTGATCTTTCTTCTTTTAATACTACGGAATTTTTCATTTTTATTTCTTTTTTAAAATTTTGATTTTTAGTTCTAGTAAATTTCTTTTGATCAAGTCAATTTCTTCATCCCTTCTTTGTTTTTGTTCATTGTATATTGCCAACCCTCTTTGTGCAACAGCCAGATCATTTGCACCTGGATATGCTGGAATTGATACTGGACTGACATCATATAATCTTTTCACCTTGTTGATTGTTCTGATGTCCCTTCCATTTTCTTTGTCCCATGAATCATCATCAATTGTGAAAGCAAAACTGGATTGACTGATGTCACCCCGTTCCATTGAAACCAGCAGATCCCTTCCAGAACTTGTGTCTGGAACACTGAATTCATATTTCAAACCCTTTTCATCAATTGACAATTTCAATGTTCCACTTGAAACCCTTGCCAAAAGGTGATTTGGATCATGGTTGAAAAATGCTCTGACATCATTGTCAAGAACATCATCAAATGCATTCTTGTGAATTCTTTCTTTGAATCCACCTAGATCTTCACTCAATTGATCAAACACTGCTGCATGACCAACCACCACTTGTTCTGTTGATTCACCATCCATTCTTTTTTCCAGTTTAACTCCAAAGAATCTTTTTTCCATTTCGTTTTTGTTGGTCCAAATGTTTGATCTTTCAACTTCTTCTTCTTCATATTCATCAACAATTTCTTCTTCTGGACCTTCTTCTGGACCTTCTTCTGAAACATCTGATTCTTTGATTTTTATTCCTTCAAAGTTTTCATCTTTTTCATATATGATTGTGATTGTTTCATCATCTTCAATGATTTCCTTCACATGTCTGTTTTCTTTTTTTGCCATATTATATTTTTTATTCAATTTCCTTGTTGACCATTTCCAATGTTTCCATTGATTTTGGCATATATAGTTCATCACCAGAATCCACCTTGTTCATGTTTTCTCGTTCTCTTACTTCATTGACTGTCATTGCACCAATGTTGATCATTTTTTCATAAAAATTTGCACGATCATTTGGTGATCCACGCAACAAACCATTCACATCAAAGTTCACAAACACTTCACCTTGTTCATTTTGTTTGAACAATTTCAAATTCATTTCACTTTCTAAAATTGAAAGGTATGGTTGAATTGTATATCTAACGAATTCAGCAGATTGTTGTTCAATATTGTTGAAAGATGATTTTGAAAGATCCTTCAACATGTGTGGTGGTATGTTGTAAACTCTTGAAATTTCTTGGATTGCAAGATCTCTGGATGCAAGAAATTGTGCTTGTTCATTACTGATTGAAACTTGTTGAAACTTCAATCCTTCTTCCAAGACCAAAGTTTTGTTTGCATCATTTAGGTTTGAATATTGTTGTGCAAATGAAGTTTTCAATCTTTCAATTGAAAGTTCTGACATCTGTCTGTCTGTTGATAAACCTCCAGACAATTTTGCACCATTTCTGAAAAATGTGTTTCCATAAGTTTCAACAGCCAAACCCCAACCAATTGCATTTCTGCATTGATCAATTGGTGACACACCAACATATCCATTCATTGAAACTGTTTTGAAGTGCATCACTTCATTGTTTGAATATATTTTTTTGTCATGTGTATTTTTATAAAACACATCATTTTCTTTGAACACCATTTCAACATGATCAGCATTCAAACAATATAAATCAATAGGAATTCCAGCATCATTTCTTTCAATGTAAACATATGAATTTCCATCAAGACAAAGATCAACAATGATTTTGCTCAAAAAAGAAACCTTGGTTTGATGTGGATTTGGATTCAATGTCAAGATCCTTGACAATGGATGATCAGTCAATTTGATGATATCACCATCATTTTCCCTTCTGCAAACTTCCAATGGAATTTGTGAAATTGATTCAGACAATAATCTGACAGCATTGAACACTGGTGTGAATCCCATTGCTGTTTCTTTGTTCACTACTGCACCAGACATGCTGTTTCCATACATGAAATTGTTCCAATATGGATTTGATCTTTGTTCTGTTTTTGGTGAAAAAAGTCTTGTGATTGGATCAAATATTCCCATTCTGTGTGTTTATTTTTTCCAAAAATAGTCATTGAAACATGAACGGACATGGAAACCAGTTTCATTTTTTTTTGTTTTTTTCTTCTCTAGTGATTTGATGCTGTTGCATTATCTCAATTGTTTAATACTAGCAGTTGTCAACACTTGCAAAGTTGCTTAAAAGTCACCAAAATTGATCTGGATGCATTTGATCATTTTCATAAATTTGTGAAAATTATGATCTTTTTGATCCTTTTATTGTGTGAAACTCTGAAAGAATCATATGATGAATATTTGTTCAATTCATAATATTTGAAAAATTCAAGTTCTGTTTTTGCATATGCTTCAACATATGTTTTGGATGATTTGCAGTGATGAAAATATCTTTCATCAAATCCATTTTCAGTCAACATGTTCAAAATATGTTTTGGATATTTGATCAAAATGAAAGAATTCCACGACCTTCATACACTGATCCACTTGTGTCTGAAAGCATCCATTCACCAATACTCATGACAGTTGAAACAACACCATCCACTTTTTCACTGGACCTTCCTTTGTCAACTTTGCAGTTGTTTGCTGGATCTGTTTTCAATTGAACATTCTGCATTTGCCAACGCATGACTGGATTTCCACCATGAACAATTTCTTGCTTCAACACCATCTTTTCAAGTTCTTTTGTTGGTGCTGATTGACTGACATATCCCATTCCAAATGGTGAAAGATTTGCACCATCATCTTGAAGTTGGATCACCAGTTGTGATGCATTCCATCTGTCATATGCAATGGATTGAATGTTGTATTCCAATGCAAGATCATTGATTTTTTTTCTTATAAATTCATAATCTTGGACATCACCTTCTGTCAATTCAATGAATCCATTTCTTGCCCATTCCAAATATGGAACTTTGTCCTTCCTGGATCTTTCTTGTGCTGTTAATTTTGGCAACCAAAAAAATGGCAAAATGTGATATGTTCCATCATCCATTGGAAAAAACAATGTCAATGCTGAAAGATCTCTGACTGATGAAAGATCAAGTCCACCAAAACATGGTCTGTTTTTAAGATCTTGAATGTTCAATTCCTTATCACATGCCATCCATTGCTGATCTGACAACCACTTGGATTCATTTGTGGTCCACTGATTCAGATGCAACCTTCTGAATGC